ACCTGTTCTCCGATGCCGGATACAGATTCGACCATTTCTGCAATTGCTGTTCTATCCTCGCTGGTTTTAATTGCATCGGCTTTCGTTTGTTCTGCGTGTTCAGCTGCTTGCTGTTCGGATTTCTCCGCACGTTCGGCGGATTCTCTTACTGCTGTAATTGCTTCCCGAAATATTTCTTCGTCTTCCGGCTTATCAAACGCCTCCGGCTTTGGTCGCGCCTTAACTGGCATACAGATTTTGTATTCCGTCTGTCCGTTTGTGTCGTCCGCCAAATAGATAAAAGCATAAATATTATAATTTCCTAAGGATTCCTCATTTTCCAACATAGATTCCGGGATCACCACATCTGTAACGCCGTCTTTTGTAAATCCAACCCTCTTTTTAGCTTCTCCGCCGGATTCTTGCAGAGAGAAATGTATTTCTACGGCTTTTGGAAGATTTAAACCTTGTATACGCAATACTTGCCCGTAGTCCCACTGCCATAGGCCGGTCACTCTTTTATAGTTTTCATCTTTAAAATCTACAATTAACATCCTTATCCCTCCTGATCTGTGAGGATTTCTCTTACCTGTTCTCGGATTTTCTCAGGTACATCTTCGATATTCTTTTCTTCTTTCCGAATCAAATCCGCGTATACTTTTGCAATGTAGATCATGCTTGCACCCCCATTTCGTATAGTTCACAGATGGCGCCTTGCAGGTCTGTAATCTGCGTATTTGCATTTACTAACGCTTCTTTTAACGCTGCGTTTTCCGTTTCAAGCTGTTTTATCCGTTCTTCCGAACTCTTTCCAACTTGATTAATAACTACACCATAAATTCCACCTGTGTACTCTTTCGTGCGGTAAAACTCCGTATAACCCTCGTATTCGGCAATGCTTTGTTCGCGCTCTGTGATTCGCATGATTTTTGTCTTTACCGGGTCTGTAAATAGTTCTCTCAGTTGCGCCGGCGCAATATTTATTACTTTAATTTCTAAACGTCCGCCAGTCTCCTGTACGGACTGGACTTGTATTTTTGTTGCATCTGCAAAAATTAGTTCCATATTATCACCTACTTCCATCTTCCGACTGCGTACCAGTCAAAATTATGTGTATCTGGTTTGCTGTTATCTGTATATCGTGAGTACGCATACCCTTGGCTGTTTGAATGTTTAGATGCTACCATTATCTCTACAACTTTTCCGGACATATATTGTCCTTGCACAAACAGCATGTAATCATTTGCGCTACCTGCAAAAGGTATTGGATAAGTTATTTTGCCGAAACCGTCCGTATACGAGTAACTTGCAATTCCCCATTGTACTAACTTTCCGCTTGCGTATTTTTCATAGTAGTTGTACCTGTTTGTTCCGGCAATTAATCGTTTCCCTTGTTCTACTATGTAGTCTTTTAGGCATTCTGTTATCTTAGACATGCTCATGATCATGTTAAATTCTTTCGTTACGCTCTCGATATTCAGCCCTTTCAGGCTTACGATATACAGTAGCATTTCATGTTTCATCGTTCCTTCTAGGATATTTCCTTTTTCTTGCGCCGGCGCAATAGCGGTTCCTGATGTTGGTGTACCTTTCAAGACTGCTAATTCCACTTTTTCAATTCCGGTATCTGCATTTTTTGTATATCTTGCAATGATTGCATCTTTTCTGTTCATGTTCTGCGCGCCATTCTCAATCGTCACATCCTCGTAGGTGTTTGGTTTTATCCTCCAGTGTCGCCCCTGCATTACCGCCTCGCCATCCGCAATTCGTATCTTGTTATTGCTTATGACTGTAGCTTTCATTTGCTCGCCCGCTGGCAGTATATAGTCCTCTTCTCCTACGATTCCCGCCTTGAACCCTCCCACGTCATCCGCGGTTACATGCGGCTTTCCTTGAAATGCATCAACTATATCAATCGCCATCTCAATCTCCTCCTTCTATTTTGTATTCTGTTTTACAAGTTCCATCTTTGATATTTAAGATTTTTTTCGTAATCGGTTTCTTTACAACAATTCCGGTAATGTAATCACGACCGCCGACAATGTCGCCGATCTGCATCTCTGTTTCAATGTCATCGTCAATGTCGACTGCAAACTTCTTACTGTTCATTAGTTCCCTAAGTCGTTCTGTACCTTTTTCAGTCAGTTCTGGCTCTTCTGCGCTGCTGTAATCATAAGTCTCTGTGCGTTCATCCAGTCCTGTATAATACTGCTTATCTCCAATACTTCCGTCTTTCTGTACGTACAGATGTTTCACAAGTCTGTCTTTTAGCTCTCCTTTTCCAAGACAAATCAGGTGGTTGATTCCGCCTTGATTATTCTGTGCAGTAAAGGTTAGCTTCCCATCTTGCGAAAATTCTTCCTTGTCCGAAAAGTCCGTTACTGGCATTGGTTGTAGCCTTGCATAAGCATCCCATCTCGTCTTAATGTATCGAATATCAAGTCTGTACCCTACACTGCTTAACATCTTTTCAAGCCCTGCAAGGAGTGTACAGTATCGGTCGAATTGGAAACGAATTTCTGTCGAATCCTCGGTTGTCGGAACAGAAAAGAGGGAATCCAGTCCACATTCTGCGACCAGCTCCCTCACTATGTCTTCAATTCTTCCTGATACAGTCCTGTAATCCTCACCACTCCTCGGTTTGATTATTTTCTTTGCCAGTATTCCTCTCCACGTTGCTCCGCGTACAAAAATTTGATTCTGCCCAGTGCTACTTTCGATTTCCGTTACGATTCCGCCAAACTCCGTATTCGGTATGTACAGATAACTTCCAAAATCAATGTCCCCTGTCCAGTCTGCCACCGAAGAAACCATCTCAAAATCATTTTCATTTCCGACTGCAAAATCTCCTTCCAGTTCGTCTGCCAAGCGGATTTCTTCCCTGTTCCTATTCGCCAGTTCTACCATTTCGGCTCACTCCTTTCTTGGTAAAGCACAATGTCCCAACCAAAATCACCACTCCACAACACATTGTGATTGCCGGGCGGAATCGGTCGGAATACACTGTTTTCGAAGCTGCGGTTATTATACTCATTCACGATTGTTCCATCTGTCAGTATTCTTGTTACAGCGTTTTTTGTACTGTCTATTACAAGATACTCATTTGCTTCAACCGTCGTATTTACTTCATAAGGATATCCTCCAATGTTCACAATCGGGTCGACGACAGGTCCGTATATGATCATATTAAAATTAGCATCTGCATAGTGATCATTATCAAGTACAGAAATACCTTTCTGCTGGCTCGTGTAGTCAAAAGGAAAATCATATGGAAATTCTAAAAAATTATCATTTCCCGCGCCTGTAAAGATTGGATATGATATTTTTTTTTCTTTTATCCAAAAGGAATCTGCACAATAAACTTCCACCATGCAGTCGCTCCAGCAATTCCGAATTTCCGATATTTTCGATTCTGAACTTATGATAAAACACCTTGTATAGTATTCTCCGAAGCAGATCGTTCCAGGCGTTCTGCTTATTACGTCCTGTTCAAAGCTGTTTATCAGGTCATTCAGCATTTCTTTTCTTTCGTCTAAGCCTCCTCTTAGAGTCAACGTCAATTGATAGTTTGTCGATTCTTTCGTAAACTTCGTCAAGCGTTCTTTGCCATTTACTTTTTTTACATTCTTTGTCCATGCATATTTGTGGAAATTTCCAGATGTTGTTCTCATTTTGTCTCCGATTAAATCATAACTTTTCCCGTTCGAAGACATATACTTAATTTCAATCAATTAAATACAACCCCCATTTCTTTAAATGCACGCGCTACTTCTCTATCTTTTAAATATAATTTAATTTCTTTATCATCTGATTCATCGAGTATTAACAGCAATATTTCAATCAGTCTATCAAGTTTATCTGCAATTCCTGTATTGCTATTTTCTTTTTCAACTGTCAAATTTGATCGTTGCACAATTGTGCTTTCCAATGGTTCGGAAGCTGCCGCCCCTAATTTATCCATAGCATTCCTGAATGGATTTAAGTTATTTTCTACGCCTCGCGGAAATCCAAGTGAAATCATTTTTCCTACATATTCTCCCCATCTTGATGGTGAATGTATCCCAAAAAACTCAAGCACATTATCTTTAAAATTTCCTAATATTCCTTTCACTGCACCCCACAGCATACTTCCTGCGTTTTTTAATCCCTCCGCAATTCCTCTTATGATGTTTTTCCCTAACTCTAGCCAGTCCGTACTCAAAAATGTTTCCGCTATCCCTTTTATGATATTTACTGCGCCAGCAATTGCTTTAGGAATCATCTTAACCATTCCTAAGTTCAATTTTGCGATAATTTCAACTCCAGCTTGCAAAATTTTCGGCAAGTTTTTCATAATTTCTTGCTGAAAACTCATTATCGCTTTATATGCTGATACAATAATCGACGGTAAATTATCAATTATTCCATTCGCTAGATTCAGCAATAATGTCGTTCCTGCCCGTAGTACAGTTGGTAACATCGGTAAAATTCCCCCTATAAAACTTGTAATCGCATTCCCTGCCATAGAAATAAGTGTCGGAAGATTTTCTAATATCCCATTT